TTTGTGTTGACCAGCTAAACTGCTGTCGGGTTCGCCAACGAATACTACCATGTCCTTGTTGATAAGCAAAGGATCTTTAGTAGTAAATGGACTGTATGGTACGAACTGTACAGATTGATTTTGAGTGGGGACGACAACGACGCTGTCTTGGAATTCGAAGAAGTGATCTTTGTCTTCACAATTACACAACACATCTTCACCGGATAACATTCTTACAATTTTAACAGACATAATATAACCTTAAAGAGGCGGCCCTTTCGGGCCGCGGGGGTCAAACTAGCAAGGAGATAGCATACAGGTAAGTAGAACCAAACAAAACTGTAAGTCCGACTATTCCGTATGTATTAAAACTCCGCCATACTTTTGTGGTTTGGGTTTTCATTTTGCCTCCGTAAGCAATTGATTGCCAATTGGTATTGAACGGGGACGCTTTTCTTCTGGGACTTCTACTCTTAGGTCAATAACGAGTAGGCCGTCAATGAAGTCAGCTCCATCAACGACAACGTGCTCAGATAGTCTAAAGGTGCGGGTAAACTTCTTTGCAGAAATACCGCGGTGGAGATACTCACGTTCAATGTCTCCTTCCTTTCCTCCAGTTACGACTAGTATCCCTTCTTTTACTTCTACGGTCAACTGGTCTTGGCTGTAGCCAGCAAGAGCTAGCTCGATGGAAAAGTTTGTCTCATCCTTCTTGACTACGTTGTGGGGTGGATACAGCTTGTTTTCTGTCATGTTAGACAGACGCTCTATCTCCGACCATACGTGGTCAAATCCGATGAAGTGTGAACGTGGAAAAGAAAATGCTTTAGTTGCTACCATTTTGGTGCCTCCTTAGTTAAAAGCAAGGTTGTTGTCTACTGACCGGAGTATCCGCATCAGCGTATTATTTATAAGGTGCTACGTAAAAAACGTCAACAAAAATCTCTGTTTTAGTCAATATTGGATATTTGTTGTTTGGATGAGTTTTCACCTACTACAAATCCTGGATCAGAGGGGTCAGTTACAAGCGTTATCCCATATGAGATTGCCGTTGCAAATCCTACAATCAATCCAAAACCAACAACTGCTTTCAAAAATCCAATAAAATCACTCCAATCGATATCAGACTTCTTTTTAGCCATGCCCCTATCCTCGAGCTGTTGTTACTGTGGATCTATGTTGTTGTAGTATAGGTACAGTTTCAAGTAGTATTGAAACAAGCGCGGTTGATGTAACGGATCCGGACACTGAGGGAACATCTCAAGTAGACCTCCAGCTATCTCCTCATGGGTCATAGCTGCCATTGACGTTGCAATTGTGATGCTTCTTCAATGGTCGCACATAGCTGGGTTCGACTTGGCGTGCCGTCAATCTTCTCGATTACCACATACTTCATAACCGTGTCGGTAGTCTCGCTCAACCACTCGTTGATTACTACTTCTTTCGCCCTATTGTGTACTTCGCTTCCAGTGTCCATTCACTTTTGTCCTTATGAGGTATAATCTTAATTTGAGACATTGGAGCAACTGGGTCGGCTGACTTGCTAGCATCAACTAGCTTTATCAGTCCCCAATCACTCAAAAGATTCGCAATTGTGTTTCGGCGAGCTATATCTGCTTGATCGAAGTTTGCTGGCTTACCATCTAGTGCAAACAACTCTTTGAAGTGTACAATATAGTACCTGCCTTGCTTGTGCAGCACGTGGCATGATTGGAAAAGAGTTTTGTCTTTGCGCGAGGCAATTCCGATACGTGTTAGTGTTTCACGAACCTTGAGAAAGTCATCCTGTTGTTCCAGAGTTACTTCAATCATCTGGTCGATTGTCGTTGTCATTAATACCACCCTTACTTTGACTCTTGGTTATTATTTTAATCTGGTCTTTAGTAAGTAGATCAACAACCAGACGGGCTTTGTCCTGGCTGTAACCATAATGATTCATAACAGCGTCGACGTCGTCATCGGGTTGCGGTTTATACCACTTGCTATACCGCTTATTCTTTCTGATAATATTTATAAGAAAGTCAAATTGCATTTGGTTATCGATCTGATGATATCGATTAACTTCATTAGCGGCGTAGATGGTATCTATAAAAAAGGACAGTCCACGATTCACCATATACGGCGAATAAAGCTTCTCGGCAAGCTCTGGGTTGTCGCTGTCACGTATTACGTCTTCTTTGGTATAGTTGATAGCATTTAAATAGTCGAATGGATTCATAACCAATCG